AGCATGGGAAGATGCTATTATCCCCGAAGTTGTCTGTGATTACGAAGATGTTGGTACAGCATACCTAAAGTTTGTTATTGCCACTGAACAAGATTTTGCCGATGCTGAGTGTGCCATTGCTGCCTATCGCAAAGCTGGATTCAAAGGACATGTGTACTTGATGCCAGTGGGCGGTGTTGAAAGTGTGTATTCACTCAACAACAGAGCTGTGGCAGACATTGCCATGAAGCACGGACTTAGATACAGTGATCGACTGCAAGTGCCGTTGTTCAAGAATGAATGGGGAACCTGATGTTTGACTGGTTCAAGAAAAAACGCAAACCTGCGGCGCAAGAACCCAAACCGCGCAAGGTAGAAAAATCTGAAAAAGATCTTTATACCGAAAGAGGTGAACCTTGGGTACAGGTGTTACGCATTGATGTTGACCCCAATAACTTACATCAAGGTGCGTTTGAACTTGACTGGAACGAAATCTTTGTGGCGCGACTGGTCAAAGCAGGCTACATGATGAAGAAGGACGATACTGATGCAGACATTGTGGATCGTTGGTTCCAAAATGTGTGCAGACACGTTGTAATGGAGACCTGGGAACAAGAGCAGGCCATTGCCAAGAGTTACAACGGACAGTTTGTTCGAGAAAAAGACATCGGCGACGGACGCAAAGAAGTATCATGATTTTCAACCACATCAAACGACTCAAAGCTGAGGGCAAACGAATTGGCATTACTTTTTCAACCTTTGACATGCTCCACGCGGGCCACATTGCTATGCTGTCGGAAGCCAAGAATCACTGTGACTACCTCATCTGCGGGCTCCAGACCGATCCAACTATCGATAGGCCTGAGACTAAAAATAAACCTGTACAATCTGTTGTTGAGCGACAGATACAGTTGGCCGCATGCCGTTATGTTGATGAAGTTGTTGTGTATCAAACAGAACAAGATCTCGTTGACCTTCTCTTGATCCTACCCTTGGATGTTCGTATCCTTGGTGTAGAGTATGAGGACAAAGATTTTACCGGTCGTGGAGAATGCTATGATCGTGGCATTGAAATTGTATTCAACCGCAGAGATCACTCATTCTCCAGTTCGAGCCTGCGCAAGCGTGTGGTTGCTGCTGAAACTTACAAGGTGTTGAAAAATGGAGCCTCTTGAGCCGCCAGCGACTTTCAAAGTCTATACCGTGATCAAACAAACAGGTCTGACCTTGGGCTATGTGTATAGCGGTGTAACCAATACTATCAATCTCGGTGCTGGGTTTTATGGTACCAGGCATGAAGCCGAGCAAGCACGAACATACGAACTGCTCAAAGACGCAACTGATCCAAAACCAAAATATCATGTGTTTGAGCTGGACATTCCCAATCCTGCGCACCAAAAATAAACCAAAAATCCATTGACTTGAATTTAGTTATATGCTAATATAACGACATGAAATATCTACTTATTGACACAGCCAACACGTTTTTTCGTGCCAGGCACAGTGCCCATCGTGCCAGCGATAGTTGGACCAAATTGGGTTTTGCCTTGCACGTTACATTGATGAGCGTGAACAAAGTGGCTCGCCGTTTTGGTGCAGATCATGTTATCTTCGCACTGGAGGGACGTAGCTGGCGCAAGGATTACTACGAGCCCTATAAGAAAAATCGTGCAGTTGCCCGGGGCAAGATGTCCGAAACTGAAGCAGAAGAGGACAAATTGTTCTGGGAGACCTATGATGCACTGACTAAATACTTGACAACAAAAACAAATTGTAGTGTTATTCGACACCCCGAGGCAGAAGCTGACGATGTTATTGCCCGTTGGATTGCGCTACACCCCCAAGACGAACATGTAATAATTTCCAGTGACTCGGACTATGTTCAGCTCATTGCACCCAATGTCCAACAATACAATGGCATCACTGACGAACTCATCACGCTCCAGGGCTACTTCAACGCCAAGGATCAGCCTATCACTGATAAGAAAACTAAACAGCCAAAAACCCTTGAAGATCCACAGTGGTTGCTATTTGAGAAGTGTATGCGTGGCGACACGTCAGACAACGTATTCAGTGCATATCCTGGAGTACGTGAAAAAGGCACAAAGAATAAAGTTGGTCTCCGTGAAGCCTTTGCCGACCGAGACAGAAAAGGATATTCTTGGAACAACATGATGCTTCAGCGTTGGACCGATCACAACGGCGAAGAGCATCGTGTGTTAGATGATTACGAACGGAACCGCACATTGATTGATCTCACAGCACAGCCCGATCATATCAAGACTGTTGTGGATCAGGCAATTCGAGAACAAGTTAGTCACAAGGATGTGGGGCAGGTCGGAATTCACTTTATGCGTTTTTGCGGTAAGTTTGAATTGAACAAACTGTCAGAGTCAGCAGAGTCAGTTAGTCGCTGGCTCAACGAAACATACAAAGGAGTATTAGATGATAATAGCCAAACCAGTAATTGATAAACAGTTCTGGATTCTCAAGAAAGATGATCAAAAGATCGGCAATATTCAAGCTACGCCCGACGGTAGTTATGAAGTGAAGATCTTAAATCATGTTGACAAGTTCAAAACCATTCCTATGGTACGCAAGGCTGTGGGCATCGAGTTTGAACCAGCCGAAAAGAAAAGCAAACCCACAACTGATTCAGTGCATGGATATTCTACAAATTGCAAAGCATACAATGGCATGTGGGATGTCAAGCACAAGCTGCCGCTGTTTACTAAAACAACCAAAAGCAAATCATGGTTTGCCGCAGGATACTACTGGGTCAAACAACATCGCAATTGGAAATTGCAACACAATCCCAAACTTATTGTGCTAGAGCGTTATGCCTATTGCGGTCCATTTCATACCAAGGAACAAGCCAATGCCCAACCCATTTCGTGATCAAGAAAAATTTATGAAGGCCTGCGACCAATCAGTCGAAGGTCACAATGAATCACAATTCAAGCTATACTATGATTTGATTGGTGAGGAATTTGGTGAGCTCAATGCTGCCATGCTGTCGGGCGATCGAATAGAGCAACTGGATGCCTTGCTTGACATTCTTGTTGTGACCATTGGCGCTATTCATTCGATGGGCGCCGACGGCGAAGGTGGCTGGAAGGAAGTTATGCGTACCAACTTTGCCAAGATCGATCGAGAAACCGGCAAGGTGCGCAAGCGTGAAGATGGCAAGGTTCTAAAGCCCACAGGCTGGACACCGCCTGATCTCAAACCCTTTGTCAAAAAGGGTAACTCATTTAACAAATTCTCATGAGCTTACATATCAATAAATTTATCGACAGTGTCAAGGCACACGAGTCAAGAGGACAAAAAGATTTCATTATGTCCATGCGTGAAGCCAAAGATTTACACGGTGATATTACCAAACTGTTGTTAATTTTAGATCAACTTCGTAATCAAACAGCACAACAATCTACACAAAAAGATGAAGTTGTACAGGTTGAGATTGCTGGCGGAAGTTTCAAAAACTAAGCAGTTTATGGGATAAATAAACTGGGAGTTTAATATGTCAAGACCAAAGCCACAGGTGCTGATTGAGCACACAGACAAGCAAACCTACAAGACCGAGCAAGTGCTGGCGTCGGAGGGAGTATGGGCTGTGTTCTTTGACCACAAACCTATTAATCTCAAGACGTCAAACATGCTGACACAATATCCGGGACCCAAGTACAAAAAGGTAAGTTTTAGTAATCCAGGACATGCCAAGAACTTGGCCAAGAAACTCAACACACAGTTCCGAACAGACAAGTTCACTGTGGTGTTGCTGAAATCAGGGGATACAGTATACCCCAATGGTCAATAAACAAGAACTCACACTGAAATTGATTGACCAACTTCAGGGCGAAGACCGTCCTGATTTTGAAAGTGCGTTGATTGCTTGGTGGCAAGATTGGCGCACCGATGCCGGGCTAAGATTAAGTACTGAAGGTCGGGACCTAATGGACCTGCTGGAATACGAATCTTACAAGTTTGAAATCCCCATGGTCATTGCTGTAGTTCCCCGAAACCTGTTGATACTTGACAAGAAACTAACTTGTCCCTATCATATTAGACTGGGCAAAAAACCCCAGCTGACCTTGTATGGTAGCAAAGAAGCCACACTTTTTGCCCTGTTCAATGACCCTAACAAGTTCATGGCTTTGTTAGCCCAGAGTTGACCAAATAATCCTGATCGGTTATACTGTAATTACACCATTCCAGTAACCCGAGAGAAAGGAGCCCAAAATGGCACAAGTTTTCAATCCTGGTCCACTGTATAAAGTCACAATGACAGAATACGAAAGAGGTTACGGACAGCGTGATATGGGCACCACTTATTTCACCACCGAAGAAGAAGCCCAGCGTTTTTGTAAGGAATATGCAAGCGGAGATTCCGAGTGTTTTTACCGTGCAGAATACCGCAAAGTTAGTTAGTACTAACTAACTTAAAAAAGTAGTACTTTTGTAGTACTACTTTTTGGTTGACCGAAAATACCCGATTTGCTATAATATACACATGTTAAGAAAAAAGCGTTCGGATCGTAGCCACATTGTTTACTTCATCCAAATTGGCATGGAGTACTACATTGGTATTACCGCTAAAACTCAGCGTACTATCAACATGAGCCTGCGTAGCCGTGTCAACAAGCACATCTATCGCGCACGTACTGAAAACAAGTCGTGGAACCTCTACGAAGCAATTCGTGCCGCAGGTGAATCGGCTGTGAATTATGCTATCATCGACGTAGTGCGTGGCAAAGACGCGGCCCACAAGTTGGAACGCGAATTGATCCGTGAGTTTTTGCCCACACTCAACACTGACGTGCGGGTCAAGCAAAACGGTTGATCAATAATCGCCGTTTTGCTATAATATAGGTATAGTAAGAAACAAGGAGCCACAATGAAACTGTTGATCACTACTCAAGTTTACGAAAACTACGGTGACGCCGACAAGCCTTACTGGAAGGCCAAAGGCGGGTGTGATTACGTGGTCAAGAACTTCCAAGGCAATCGTCGTCCCAGTGTTGCAGATTCTGCAACAGAAGCAGTGATGGCTCTGCGCTCGCAGATCGAGCAAGACAACGAGATGTTCCAAGAGAAGATCATCGACTTCTCAATCGTTGCCGACGACTACCTCACCGAGTTTGAACAGAGCCAACTCGAGTACGAGGGCAAAATTCTCTTCCCTGCCAAAGAACTCGTTATTTAAGGAGCAAACCATGCTGATCGACTATACACTGAAACCTGCTGTGTTCAATGGCCGAGAATACAATCAACGCCACGGCGGCCCTTTTGATCGTGGTGCCGCTGACAGTTACTACAATCGTACTCGTCGTCCGCACTTTTTCTCGGACGCTACCTACCTCAGCGATGAGATCACAGAGCGTTTTATGACTCGTGCCCAAATTGAAGAATACAATGCGGGCTATGACTACAACGAACAACACGGCGACAAGAAACTTTGGGACTAAGGAGACTGACATGTCCGTTACCGTAGCAAGAATGCGAGATCAGGTGGTAGAAGTTGTTCGCTATGCTGACCGCGTGGCCTTCTCTGAAGACCGCGGATGGTTTATGGTCTGTACTGATTGGCAACAACCCGAACGCAAAAAGCAACAATTTCGATGGGTGCCTGCGTCAACTCGTTTTGACTGGGTTCGTACATTTGTATCCTGACTAGGTTGACTGGAAACAGTTGGCCTGCTACAATACAACATGTAACAAGGATTCAACATGAACAAAGAAATCGAACTCAAACCCGGCGAAGGCAACTTCTATTGGGCAATGACCTTTCATTGGCTTGTGGTTGCTGTGGCCATTGTGCCCGTGGCTTTGGTGTTGCTACTGGCCATTGTGAATCCGTTTTGGTTCCGAGACTCGTTTTTTAACTTGATCGAACGCGGCGTGAATCGACTCAGCCGCTGGCGTAATTATCAAAAGTATCGCATCTACTTGGGTGCCGATCCCAAGATGTGGCACACCCTCAAAGGAGATTTGAAATGACCATGCCTGCTGGCCGTTATTACATTGGTGATCTGTGTTATGTTATGCACGATGAGTGGAAGGAAGTCTGTGACTTGTTTTTCCCTGCCTATCACCCTCCCAAAGGCATTGAAGGTGAGTTCACGCTGAAAGACGGACGCAGGTTTGCCAGTTTTGCCACAGCCTGGGGCGATGGTGAATACCGATCTAGCATCAACACTCTTCACAGTGTGGATTCTGGATCCATTGGTTGCATACGTGTGGAAGACATTCGCGACAATACCTACCCAGACATTGAAACTCTGGGTGCTATTGTGGAATTTGCAGAACCTTTTGAAGTCGATGCAGATCAAGGTTTGCTGAAGTTCGGTGATATTTTGATTGAAACTGCGGCGGACGAAGAATTGGAGGCATAATATGCCATGCATGAGTTATGATACAAACTGGGCCCGATCCAGTGACGACCGCAACGTCAAACTTCTAAAAAAGGAAGCCGACAAACTAGCCCGCATTGCTTGTCGAGCATTGCAGGCTCTTGAAGACATGGGTAAAGAAGACTTCCTGTTGCTCCAAGACGACGAAGTTCGTATCTGGTGGGCGGCACACAAAGAGGCTGATCGCAAGGCTCGTGCCGAAGCACAGGCCAAGCAAGAACGTAAGGAAGCCAAAGAACGACTACTGGCTCGACTAACCGAAGAGGAAAAGGCCTTGTTGGGTCTTAAAAAACGATGAACGAACGATTTCGGGAACTTGAGCGACAAGCAACTGAAATGGTAAAGTGTGGGTTGAATGGAACTTCTACCGCAGAATCTTTTAATCGAAAAAAGTTCGCCGAGTTGATCCTTCAAGATATGCACCGTAAGGTAATCGCAAGTATTCTAATCACTGATGTAGTCATGGAAGAAAAAGGACAGAAGCCTACTTCCGAAGATTACATCCAAGCAATTAACAAAGATTTCGGAGTTGAAGAATGAAATATTCAATATTTAAAAGGCTCAGCAATCAAGCAGCCGCTTCGGTGACCAGTGGTTTTCGTGGATGCGACTGGCAACTGGAATATGATAAAATTTTTGCTGAGTTGATTGTGCGAGAATGTGCTAAAGTCGCTGACCTTGCGGATGAGAATAAGTGCGAATGGATTGGTGGAAATATTTTAACACATTTCGGAGTTGAAGAATGAAATATTTTGTAGAACTAACCAACGTAGAAAACCAAGTGCTACGGTTGGTAGAAATGCGACGCCTACTGGCTGTGATTGTGAATGGCCTAGACGGCTCCAGCAAGGAAGAAGTTGACAGTGCCATCGCCTACATCGAGGGCAGTGTAGATGATATCAGTGAAAAGTTGAGCGATCACTTTCAACTACTGTTTGATACCATTGCCACTGACGACAGCAAGACTGAACAATGATCTACTACAAGATTCGCAAAAAGTCCGACCCGGAGATGTTCCGCAAAGCCGACGGCACTTGGAACAAGTCGGGCAAGGTCTATGACACCTTGGGCAAACTACGTGCTACAATTACCAACAACATGAACAGTTATAGCGAGTATGCTCGTGAAAAAGTCCAGGACTGGGAAATTGTAGAATACGAAGTGCGTGTCAAAGAAGTCAAGCAACTGCATGAAATTGTCAAACCCGAAAAGGTCTGGGACTTGTTGAAGAAATGATTCCTGAAGAGCACAAAGACGCTGTCATCGCCAATGGTTTGCATTTTATGCGAAGCATCACAGAAGCCTACGGTGCCGATGAAGGTATGCGGCTGTGGGAAACCATTGCTGGCACACTAGATCCGGATGTCAAAGGACAGATCTTCTTTGCCATGATCACAGGCACTCACAACAACAGAATCGTGTTGCGCCGGGTAGGCCCAAACACTGACCGAGTGGCTCGTATCAAAGAGATTCGCAACTGGACTGGTCTGGGTCTCAAGGAAGCCAAGGACGCTTCTGACATGGTTGAGTTAGGTAAGTCAATAAGCCTTACGGTCAAACCCCAAGAATACTCTGCGGCCGTTGTGGGCTTGCGTCGAGTGGGATTTCAAGTATGAGTAGAAGTCGTTGGGAATACGTGCATAAAGAGATCTACAAAGGTGATCCTATGGAGACCATTGTGTTTATCCGAGATCCTGACCTTGGCGGCCGAAGTGTCACAAACGATGCCGAAACGGTGTTCGAAGAGTGCCAAAAGGAACACGGTGCTTGCCGGGTGGTCTATCAAGACAGTCAAGGCGAGTGGGCAGAGATGGTCAAGCAAATAAACTGGATGGGCGAAACTATTGGATTCCGACCCTGGCATGGCTTGGTGTGGGACCGACTAACAAAGGTGTAATATGAACGAACGAATTGAAAAACTGTTTGGGCAGGCTTTGGATCAGGCTGTGCCAGAAACCTGGACCATGCTGACCCCTGCGCAGTTATCGAAACTAAAGGAAAAGTTCGCCGAGTTGATTGTTAGGGAATGTTCAAAAACTGTAAATGACACTGAATATCCATATGAAGATCCTGCACATAAGGAAACTTGGGATGCCTGTTGCGTATGGTCTGCTGAAAAGTTAAAAGAACATTTCGGAGTTGAAGCATGAACGAACTAATTGAAAAACTGGCTGAACAGGCCGGATATACGCCACTACCCGGATTTGATTTTGCTAACAGTTTGCAAGAGGTGTTTATAGCAAAGTTCGCCGAGTTGATTATGAAAGAATGTATCAGTGTTCCGTATGCGATGTGGGACCAGGCCGAACTCAATGCTGATGTAGCAGTAAAGATTGAACACAGGATCCGAGACCATTTTGGGATTGAACAATGAACCAACGAATTAAAGAACTTGCTGAACAGGCCACAACTTACATTGAGCCAACATTAACAAGCGGTGAAGGTTGGATCTTTGACAAAGAAAAGTTCGCAGAGTTGATTATTCGGGAAGTAATCTACGATTGTATGAATAGTGTTCGTGGCGAAAATGTGATCCGTATTTCAATGGTTGCCAAACACTGGGGAGTGGAAGTATGAACAAGGTCAGCACCTCTATTAGAAATAAAGTCCTTAATGTGTCGTATCAGTTGGCTTGCGAACGATATCCAAATGCTCGAGGAAATCAGGAATTGATGAAGAAAATTGCCCTCGATGAGTTTGGTATTGGTCTTACCAAGGATAGCCAGAGTTATTGGAATTATGGTATTATCAAAGACGAAAAAAAATTTATGATGTTTGTATTGTCTAATAGAGTTGAAAATGAACCTACGCAAGTTTGAAATACTCTCCGTAGAGTTGAGCCCAGGTGGGCCGGGTCCTGAACGTGCCTACCGGATCAAATATCGTGCTATAGAGAACAAGCAGTGGACGGAAAATCAACTCTGGGTCATTGCCCGCAACGAAGCAGAAGCAAGGCACCAAGCAGAACAAAGATGGGGTGGAAAGAAATGAACGAACGAATTCGAGAACTTGCTGAACAGGCTGGAATAAACATAGACTCTTTCCAATTTTCCGGAACCCCAATCAAATACATAGTTGATGAACCCTCATTGGAAGAGTTCGCCGAGTTGATTGTGCGAGAATGTTGTGATGTATTTGTTGAACTACGCACACGACCTGCCGATTTGGCTGTTTTAGATGTGAAGAAACATTTCGGAGTTGAATCGTGATTGAATTTTTAATAGCGTATGCTGTTGCTCTTGGGATGTTGTTCTTGTTGGCCATGTTGGGCAGTTTGTTTGTTCGAGGATTAGACCGATGAAAGCAGTGGGTTGGATTGAGAATGGAGAGGTGCGTTGGTTACGTCAAGACCAGCCTGCCGAGAACACCACGCTGTTTGTGGAAGTGCCAGAACCAGTGGAAGATCGTGAGCCAATTGGTTACACCTTGCAACCCATCTATGAAACTCGTCGGGGCATGATTGCCACAGCGGCGTTTATCTTGTGCTCCAGTTGCGGCAGTGCCATTAGCAGCTCCGGTGGGCCCAAGTACAATGCCGTATGCTTGCGATGCGTGGACAAACTAGATGTTTTTAACCGGTTGAGTCAATAATGGGATACACTTACATTCTTGTGATCTGGACTGTGGTTGCTGTACAAGGACAAGGCACAGGCAACTACATTATGCATCGCGAGCGCGACTGGCGACCCATTGGCGAATTCCATATGGACACTTACGAAAAAAAATACAACGCCAAAGAAATGTGCGAAGAAGGTGCTCGCCAACTTGGGATCAAACCCGAAAACTATCGTTGCGTAAGATCCAAATGACCGCTGTTCCGATACCCGAAAACTACGGCAGCATTGAGCGACTAATCAACTGGCTCAAAACAAATATTCCGCACGAGTTCGACGTAGATGGCGGGCCTCGTTGGGTAGTGATTACGGCACCTGATGGCTGGAGCTGGCGTATTGAGTTTGCTCGTGAGCAGGATGTGACTCTCTTTAAACTATGTTGGATATGATATGAAATTACCCTGCGGTGGATGGGCATACTTTGACCACTCCAGCGGTATCAGTTATCGTTGCGATGATTGTGGTGCTGTGGTCGGCTCAATAGGCCAGCCAAAGGCCTGTAAAGATGAAATGATTAAATGGGAAAACTGGGCCAAGCTAGGCGGCAAGGACTGGGATTATTTTGCGGAGGCAGAAGAATATGATACCCTGGGTAAATAGGCTGCTAAATTCGCGACGGGTGGAGCGTGTAAATAAAACTGCTATGACACCCGTGACCAGTTTTTCGCAACTTGACCGATTCAACCCCCTGGGCCGAACTGAATTTGAACGCAGTTTGCCCCCGGATCCTTTGCGTAATACTGCTCATGTTCCTGCGTCGGCCCTGAACGAACCAGTGGGCCAGAGAAAAGATCCCTTTACCGAATACAAGCTCTACGACAAGCAGGCTCAACTTCATGGCCCAAGAACTCAACCTGGAACACACATAGACCACAAGGCTTGACATTAAATAACAGTCTTTGTATAATAGATACATTGCGCCTGTAGCTTAATGGTCAAAGCAGCGGACTCATAATCCGTTGACTGGGGGTTCAAGTCCCTCCGGGCGCACCAATACCAAAGTAAATTTACTGGCTATACCAAAGTAAATTTTACAATCTTCCGTTCACCCAACCGGACGTAAGATATGAATCAAGATCAGTTAGGTTAATCATCTTGGAAAAGGATTTGAAATGATTAAGGTTAATGAAAAAGATTTCCGATTCGAGTGGTTTTCGAGCACCGGTCCTGGAGGTCAGCATAGAAATAAAAAACAGAACTCCTGTCGCTGTATCCACGAGCCCACAGGCATAACTGCCAATGGGACTAATAGCCGCAGCCGAGAGGATAACCGACGAGCAGCATACATTAATTGTTTGAGTCGAGTTCAAGCATTTTTCCACAAGGACAAAGACCGTTTCCAAGCAGGAAACGAACGCATCAGGACATATCACGAACCCGACAACAGGGTAGTGGATCACGCTTCAAGCTTGACAGATACTTGGACTAATGTTATAATTAAAGGTGACATAGAGCCAATGATTTTAGCAAGAGCCCAGGCTGTTAGATAAAGATTTTTCTGGCGTTAGCTCAGCAGGATTAGAGCATTTGCCTTCTAAGCAAAGGGTCAGGGGTTCGAATCCCTTACGCCGGACCAAAGGACACATATGAATACACTATACTCGGATGATGTAGAATACGAACTCCGCGATCCTGAACCCAGTGCCATCACTCTGCACACCGGTGGGATCAACAGTGATGAAATGATTCGTATCGATAAGGATGGTTTCTATGTTCGTGGTGTACGTGTTCCTGCAGACGACCGAGAAGCAGAAACTGTGTACCTTGCTTTTAAACAATGGTTGGCCTGGGCCAACTTACAACGTTAAATATTTAAACGCTCGAGTGGTGTAATAGGTAGCCACAGCAGACTTAGAGAGATTTGAGTGCCCTATTGGAAACGATAGGAGTAGAACCCGTCAAATTCGGTGAAGGCTTTAAAATGCTAATACCGAGCGAAGCC